TGAATTTTATCACACTTTTCCTCAAATTGCAATAGGTTTTTGATTGATTTTACTTATCACGTACATAAAATTGATAAATAAAAACAATTATAAAATAGTAAAAAAGACTTTACAAGTATAAATATAAGCGTAATATCATACTTGTATTAACTTAATTAGAAAGGAATAATTATGCAAGTAGAATACATTATATATGGCAAGTCTAATAAAAACCCAAAGTACGAAGATATTTTATTATCTGAAATAAACGGCTCTAAAATACAAACATTAGAATTGGCACAAAAGTTAGAGTCAATACTAATAAATAAGTATGGTTGTTTTGATACTAGAATACATAAGTTTGATTGGAGTAAGCCTATGGATATTACTCAAGAGTTTGTTAAATCTATTAATATTTAGAAAGGAAATAATTATGTATAAAGAATTAATAAATTCACATAAATATGGAGATATGGAAAAATTCAGTAAATTAGCACAATCTTATTTTGATATAGTATATGACAATGAAATAACAGATACTAATAAAAGATATATGATTGTAAAAATTAGTGATAGTAATAAATGGAAATATGCAGGATTTCAAAAACAAAATGGTAAAACAATAAAAACTTGTTTATCAGTAAATAAATTAGAACATATAGACTTAATATAAGGAGAGTAAAAATGGCTAAATTTCATGCAATAGTAAATGTTTATTTTTCAAAGCAAGTAGATATTGAAATAAATGCAGATAATGAAGATGATGCAATAGAGGGTATTAATTTAGGTGATTATGATGACCATATAAATAAAGCATTACAAGGTGATGACTTCAGGGTTGAGCTAGGTTATGCTGATGATTATAAATTAGATACTTTAGAGGAGAGTAAATATGAGTTTTCTTGATGTAAAAATTATAAATGATAAATGCCTTAAGATTGAAATAGATGATTGGACTATTAGTATTGACAATGGCACGAATGAAAAACTTATATATAGCGATAAGCCATGTTGGGTTGATGTTCCAAAAGATTCTAGAATTTCTTTAATTACGGAGGAATAATAACCATGAAACTAAAAAAATATTGTAAAGTGAGGGGTGAATTATGAACAATAAAATAACAATATCAATTAATAACAGATTTAATGAATTAAGTGAACGAGCTAAAATTGAAATTACTCATTTAATTAATTCTATTGCATCTCATAAATATAATGATTATGTTCAAAAAAATACTATGTTAGAAATAGATAAACTTTACACAAAAATACATAATTTTTATATAAAAGATTATCAAAAAAAGTTATTAGAAAAAAGAAAAAATAGGAAAGCAAACAAAAAGGAAAAATACTTATGAACACATTTTCTATAATTTCTGCTATTCATAACATTGTATCAATCAATGCAGGAAGAATAAAAAGGATAGATTCTACTGAAGATATAACAAAATGCCATTATTATCGTCATCTTATAATTAAAGACGCTGATGGGCATGAATTTGCATTGGACTTATTTACAGACAAGCAAGGCGGTATAGATTTTAAAGTTATATAAAGGAAGCATAGTTATGTTTATTGAATTTATTTTAATAGTAAGTAATGTAACAGCATTTGGCACTCATGAAACTATTGAGGGTTCTTTTAGTACCTGTACTGAAGCCGCAACATTCTACGAAACTTTTTATCGTGGCAAAGATAACTATGATGGTTATCGCTGTATTCGTGCAGACTTAATTAAAAAGGAAATAATATTATGAAAGTAAAAAAACATAAAGACGTTGATATGATAACGATTAGCTGTATGCAAGGGGATAAACTTGTACAAAAAAGTTATGTAGGATATAACTTATCACAAGCAAAATATGCTTTCGAGCATGAATACATAAATAAAAGAAGATATTATTCAGACAAATATTAAAGATATGAATTAGTTAATAAAGGGGAATAATTATGTTACGAACACCTAACGATATATATCATGGAGACGAAGATTTTTTAAACGAGCAAGTGTGGGAATATTGTTACGAACAAGCATTAGAGGAATTAGAGGAAGAGGGTTATGACGAAGAAGATGTTAAAGCATTAGCACACAGAAGAGCAGAGCGTATATATTATGATAGACAATTTGACAAATAAATTTAATTGTGTAAAATACTTTTTACTAACTAGAAAGGAAATAGAATTATGATATTAGAAGATGTATTAAAAAAATATAGTAGGCAAGAGGTAGCAGACTTGCTAGGCGTAACAAGACAGGCAGTTTATTATTGGGTTAAGAATAATTCCATGCCTAAATTAAGACAATATGAGCTATTGGAGTTAGAGCATGATAGACAGACAAGAAATACTAGCGAGGTTTAGTAAGGTTTATCAGAGTGGCGTAGACCAATACCAATGTTTATGCCCTGTACATGATGATAGAAATGCTAGTCTAGGCTTAAAGTTTAAAGATGACAGAATGATAATGAATTGTTTTGCGGGTTGCTCTGCTGAATCTATATTAGAATCTATTGGCTTAGTATGGAACGATATTATGCCTGATACGTTGCATGAGGAATGGCGACCTAATGCTAATGGTACAGAAATGATAAATATAGCTAAGGCAAAAATGAGATTTAATCCATTTGCTATTATGAAAAGTATGCAAGAGGATTATCTTTTTATAGCACTTTCTGCGAAAGAATTAACAAAAGGTAATGCCTTAGTGCCTGAAGATGTAGAACGATTGCACAGGATAGCTAGGAAACATAAGGAAATATATGAGTATCTCAAGTAATGTAGAGAAGTTAATAGTTAATGATGAGCAAATAGAAAATTATTTTGCTGAAAGAGATTTAACTGAACATACGAAAATCAAATCGCCTAGCAATTATGCCGAAGATGTATTGGAGTATTTTAAAAATGATATGACAGGCGGAGTGCCTTTGCCTTTTGATTTTACAGAAGATAAATTTAAAATCCGCAAGGGTGAAACTACTATTGTATCGGGTTATAGTGGGCATGGTAAGACGATATGGCTTTCTTATGTAATGTACAAAGCATTAAATTATAGCAAGGTGTTGATAGCAAGTTTTGAGATGTTACCTAAAGCAACACTAGGGCGTATGTTACAGCAAACAGGTAACTATGAGCCAACAGATAATGCAGTTTATGACTTTGTTGAATCATTAGACAATAAACTATATTTGTATGACGCTGAGGGGGAAACAAGTGTAGAAAAAGTATTGTCGGTTATCTATTATGCAAAAGAAAAATTAGGTATAGATATGTTTGTGATTGATAGTTTAATGAAATGTGGCATTAATGAAGATGATTACAACGGACAAAAAAGATTTGTTAATCAGTTGTGCGTTGCTAGTCGAGACTTAGGTATACATATATTCTTAGTGGCACACAGTCGTAAAACAGTTCATGAACATTCAGAGCCGAGTAAGTTTGATGTGTTAGGCTCATCTAATATTACTAACCTAGCGGATAATTGTATTACAGTCTTTCGTAATAAAAAGAAAGAGGAAATATTATCGGGTAATGATGAGGATAAAATAGAAGAGGTAAAGAAGCATTATGATTGCAAGATTTATATAAATAAACAGAGACATGGCAATGGTTACGAGGGGAACTTTGGACTTTATTTTGATAAAAAAACATTAACTTTTGGAGTGTATAACAATGACAACAGTAAACCAGTTTATCAAGCAAATGAAAAATCTTTTTTCTGATATTGAGTACCGAGCCACAAGTAAAGATGGCATGGTATTTAAATCAAAAGGTTGGGATAAAGCCAATGAAAAAATAGGAAAAAGGTGGCGTGATAAAAAAAATAAATCAAAAACAGACTTTTGATAAGTAAAAACAATTAGACAGATAAAATTAGATATGTTAAACTAGCTTAACAATCAAAAAAGTTATGGTTGTTTGTTCTTTAACAATATATATTTAATTTTAATTTTATTTAGAAAAGGAAAAAATTATGGAATTTCAAATAAACAAAATTTATGAAAGAAATTTTGGTTCGGGTTGGAAACAGCCTTTTAAAATAATTAAGTTTGTGCGTAACTCAAACAACACAAGAGCATATATAGAGGTTTACGAAAAATCACATAAGAGGTGGAAAGCAAAAACAGCACCTTATGACTTATCTAAGATTATCGCAAACCAATAAGAATAAGGGGGGTGCTTCCCCCTTTATTTTTTACTTGACAAATTATATTAACAGAGTATTATACTACTAAAGGAGCAAATTATGAGTGCATTGAATGACAAATTAGATTACATTATCTATGAACTAACAAGAGTAACAAATGATTTAAACAATTTGAACAAAGAAATATGTAAGC